ACATAATTGAGGAAACAGCTAATAGGAAGCCCACGACTTGTTCCCCCGTTACTAAGTATAGGAGTGCTAAACATAAACCAACACGAGGAACTGTAGTTATAAAGTCTTTGAGCCAATTCAAAATCTGTGTTACCTTTGTATGTTGCTCCGAAGGTGGCTGCTCTTGCGAATGCTTCTTGTGCATGTGTTTCGTTCTCCCAAAAATATCTGTCTTTTAAAGTATCAAGACTAAATTTATCAAGCCTTGACTCGTTATCGTAATCAATTTTAATGCCTAGGTATTCTTTTTGTCCTATCTTATCTTCAATCATCTGTGTCCTTGTGTATGTACAATCCTATTATAGCATAATGTATTATTTTTAGCAAGTCATTCGAGTTTTTTCCTTGCTTTTTTCCATATCTCATAGCGTACTTCATAATATTTCCTATACAAAACCCTTCTCCGTGTCCGGCATCTAGTATCATATCTGTTGCTTGGTACTTACCATTAGCATAATGTTTATTATAAGTATCATCAATATATGTTTGTATTGTTTCTAAAATTCTATCTTCGTTGAATTTATAATCCATTGTTTCTCCACTCGTTAGGTAAAGTATCTTCACTATACCATCTAAAATCATTTGTCTCTGCCCATTCAGCATGAGTTCTTTTTGTTCCATCCTTTCTTTTCTTTGCTTGTGGCATAGGAGCAAAAGGTTTTTGAAATAAAAATACTAATTCCATGTTGTTAGGTAACGCATCTCTTACATGTATGTACTTACTATACTCTGCATAGTCCCAAAATCTACCTTTGGCTTCTAGTAAAATTGTTGTATCGTCTATAGTTTTAACAAAGTCTGGTTCGTATTTATGTCTAACAATATAATCAATTTTATCGTAATGATGTTTCCAATCTTTTAATAACGATTGATGCATATCAAATTCCCAAGCACTATCATATCCTTTTGGAACGTTAAACTTTTTTGGTCTAGGTTTTCTTGGTACTCTTCTAGGCATTAATATCTTCTAAAGTTATATTAGGGTTGCGTTTAACTTGTTTGTAAAACCATCTTAAACTATAAGCACTTAACATAAACCTATTGTTTGCAAAGATATGTGTTTGTTCTGGTAAAAATTCATGTAGATTATTTTTGTTTATTTTAGAAGTGTCTTCTCCAGAGGGAACCATTGTTCTTAACCATTCAATTAATAATGATTCTGCTTTGCGTCTTAATTGTTTTGACTTGGTTCCGTTCATACTTTACTAGGGTCATAATTTTTTACAAGTTTCCAATAGGTAAGTATGCTATTAAACATAGCCAAGTGTTTAGCGTGAGATTCTTTATCCCAAATATGACAAGATATAAATGCAGGGTCTTCTCTATCTACAAAGATAGATACTCGTTCTACATTAATAATAGAATCAAACCCACAGCCTTGTGCATAAGCTGACAGTTGCATACCATGATCGTCATAAGTAAGTCTTGCTGGGTTCTTTCCCTTGATGTTTACTTTTGTTTTAAAGTCTACAAATATTCCAGATTTAGAATATAAATCTATCTTACCACCATAGCCAGATTCAGCACAGAAAGAATCTTCTGCCAACCATTCTTCATCAGGAAATGTTTCATCTAAAAATTCTTTTATAACTTTATAAGTTTTGTTTTTAGATTTACCCAAGAAACCTTTTTCAATTAAAGCATGAATTTTAGTTCCTTGTTCTGCTGCTTCAACACCAACCTTTTTAGAATCCTGTTTACACCTGTAGAAAAAATCTTCGTCTGATTCATCGTCTTCTTTTTCTAAATATATTGCTGATTTTAAAGCTTGGTCAATTTTCCAATTCTCTAAAAAGGGTTTAGCTACCAAACCAATAACGGTTGTGACTGACGGAACTAATCCCAAAGACCTAGCATCACGCAAGGTTGTGTTGCGTTCAACACCGTTAGCTCCTACAATAGTATACATAGGCTCTCCATCTTTAGTATACCAATGTCCTGATTCAGATTTAAATTTATCTTTTTGTTGTTTTTTATTTGTCATGTTTTACCCACCTTAATTTTCTTGTATCCGGCAAAAACAATAAGTATTGTACGTCTGCTTCTATTTGTTCTTGTGTTCTTGTTGTTCTAGATGTATAAAGGTTTTCTTTTCGGTTATCTTTACGAGCACTTTTAACATCTACTAATTTAATATTACCTTTAGGGTCTCTTACAACTAAATCAATAAACCCATCACAACCACAATTTTTAAATACTTCATACCCATTATCCCATAACCAAGTTACTGCATAGTATTCTGCAAGATCGCCTTTTCTATTTGTTGAATGTTCTTCAGTGTGTCTCACTCCAATTACCTCCTACTTTATATTCGCCATCCAAAGGACAACGAAGATTAAAATGTTCACCTGCTAAAATAATTTTTTCAACAGCTTGTCTACCTACAAAGTCTGCTTGAGATTCTTTGACTTCTATTTGCCACTCATCGTGTATGTTAGCAACAAACTTATAATCAATATCGTTAAGTTTTAATACATCATCTAACATACAAAGTGCTTTCTTCATAATAATAGCTCCTGCTCCTTGGAGTAAAGTATTAAGAGAAGCATGAATGTTTCTTATGTATATCTTTCTGCCGTCTAATCCTTTTAAGAATTGTCTGTTCGCTGATTTCTGAACTCTATCTCTAAGAGACTTAAATGCAGGTTTATTATCGAAGAAATATTGTCTAGCTCTTTTACCATCTGCCTTATTTCCTCCGACCACTTTACCAAGCTTTGCATCTCCTGCTCCGTACATGAGTGCATAGATGAATGTTTTAGCCTGATTTCTTGATTCAAGTCTTGCAGCTTTTTGATTAGTGGTGTGTATGTCGCCATTGATAATTTCATTTATAAACTCCTTGTCTTTCATATAGTGTGCTAACATTCTTATTTCTAAACCAGAAGCGTCAACTCCTAGTAAAACATTTCCGTTGTCCACAGTCCAACAAGACCTACATTCTTTACCATATTGACTATGGGATGATGGAACTTGAGCCATGTTGGGATTTCTGTGGGTCATTCTACCTGTAATTGCTCCATTAGGAATAACAAAACCGTGAACCCTGCCATCATCTTCTGTTGCTTCTACCCAAGAATCAATTTGAGCTATTCTTTTTTGTAACAATAAAAAGTCTGCTATAAGTTTAGCCTCGTGTATGTGGGTTATTTCTGATAAAGTTTTTTCATCAACAATGGGTTGTCCGGTTGGTGTAAATCTATTAGGTTTCCAACCAAAGTCTATTAGATATTCTCCAATTTGTTTACGACTACCAAGATTAAACTCTTGTAAAGTTTGTCGCATGAACGGTTGAAAGTTATTAGTATCTAAACATCTTTGATATTCATCATCTGTTAATCCTCTCTTCGATAGATTACCATCTTTCTTTACATAAGGCTTGACTAATTTATCATCTACCCATTTAGATTTAAAGGTTGTGTGTACTTCATCTTCTATCTGTTGAATCTTTTCTCGAAGTTCTGCAAGAAGAAGTTGAGCAGCTTCCATATCAAACTTAAATCCGTTTGCTTCTTGTTGTTTAATTATTTTAGCTACGCTTTGTTCTAAATCTATGGAGTCTCTTGAAAATCCTTTTGATTCTTTGCGTAATTCAAAGAATACTTTTCTGTTTAACTCTACATCACGAACACAATAATCTAACATCTCATCTGAATACTTATCATATTCTGCAAAATCTATTTTAGGATAGCCTAACCTATAACCCCAAGAACTAAGACTGTGTCCTCCTTCTCTGGTGGGATTAAATAGTCTTGATAAAACTAAAGTATCAATAAGTTCTTTATCGTGCAAGACAACATCACTAAACCTTTCAACCATAGGTATATCAAACCCTATAATATTATGACCAATTAATCTATCTGCTGTGGCTAAAAACTTATATCCTTTATCTAAATTATCAGGAGTAAACTTAAATATCTCTTCTGAATCTAAATCTTGAGCAACAATACACCAAACTTTTGTAGCTTTTATATCGTCTGTTTCTATATCAAATATTAAATCCATTAAAACTGTTCT